CTAATAAGCCGAAACGAAAAGAATGGATCGAGGATTATTTTTTACAATTGGCTGCATATGCAATTGCTCACAACCAAATTTATCAAACTAATATTCAGTTTGGAATCATTCTAATGTGCAGTAAAGATAATTACTACCAGGAATTTCGCGTAGAAGGCGAAGAATTCAAACATTATGCGAACGAATGGTGGAAAAAAGTGGATCAATATTACAAACAAAAGATTGACAAAGGTAAATAATATTACTATATAGGATATTATATGAAAGGAATAAATATGAAAAAAAAGTTTAAGTTTCACTACAACACAATAGGTGATTGTTTTTATGACATATATTGTCAACCCAATGCCACCAAAAAAGAAGACTTGTTAAAGGATATGGCAGGTATTTTAAATGGGGAACTAACCGCAAAAGATTTTAAAAAAGATATTTTGCAGTGGGTAGGCGAACGAAGTGATGAATGTTATTTAGATGATGACTGTCAAATAAAAAGATATGATGACAATAAATGTGAAGACTGCGAAGGCAAAGGCTACTATACTGATGTTATAAGTAGCGGTTTATCTGACCCAAAAGACCCTTATCATGAGCCGCATATTGAGAGATGTGATACATGTAAGGTATTTAATAACGACGTAGAAGCAAAGGAGTATCATGAAAAACATGCTTGATATACTAGAGACATTTACTGATGAAGAATGGGCTAAAGCTAAGAAGGAAATGACCAGAAGAATTCCTAGTATGAAAATTGATAAGATGTCAATGGAGGAGTTTAAACTACTGACTAAATTTTTAGCAGGCCCTAACTTCGAGGACATAACCAAAAGCAAGAGGATACACTAATGATAAATGAGAACATGGCGGCAAAATCGGACAAATCGGTAAAAACGGCAAAATCGGCAAAACCAGTAAAAGTAGATTTAAAAGGGGTTGTCTTTTGCAAAGCCAAAAAATGTATGAATTCTTTGTATAAGAATGAGAGTGGTAGTTTTAAAGGATATTGTCAGGATTGTGGTTAAAATGCAACAATGTGTTGCAAATAAGTCACAATAAAGGCAAGTATTTACCTATAGACTTTTTTTGCCAGAAAAAAATTTTTGTTTTTCAATTTACAAATAGCTGTTACAATGGTTACAATGAGTTGTAATCAGTTATTAATCAAGTATATCAACGCTTTTAAACAATATTTTTGTAACAAAATGCTGTTACAATGCTGTTACAGCTGTTACAATCCAATAAAATCAACGCTTTTAACAAACCCGTACGCGCGCATAAGAAAATGTTTTTGAAAAAAATGTGTCCTAGAGAAAAAAACTATAGGTGCTATAAGTAGATATGCGCAGAAATAAGAAATCCAAATTTAAACACGTCGTGATCGGTTCGAAGAGGTATTATTTTTACCGCCTCGAGTGGATCGATATAACGGGGGACGCAGGCCATGCATCAGTAGAAGAATTTGATAAATTCGAATGCAGCAAAATGATAACGCATGCATACATTTACAAACGAAATAAAAAATTCGTTTGGACATTTGCATCATATGAAGATAAAGACGTTTCATTTTCAGACCGTAATATATTTCCTGTGGGATGTATTGTTAAATTAGAGAAGATTACTCTTTAGATTCCTCTACCACTTCTGCGTTGCCATCAATGATAGGTTTGAAATTCTTCAAAGCTTTTTCTAACATTTTATCTAACTCAGACTCTTCTAGGTTATCTAAGTTCTTATGCAGATGTAGATTGGTATTATTTTGATAGCCACCGGCCTTACCTCTGGCAACTTCAGCGTTGATAGCAGCGCTCCAGGCTTTTGATTCTCTTGCTTCATCTCTTAATTGGCCCAGTTCACCTAAGTGAGATTCCATACTAATATCGTATTTTTTTAGTTTCTCACCCCTTAACCTGCCTATGTACTGACTAACTAGAGGGTACATTGATGGGTTTTGAAGCTTACTTGCAGAGACATAGGCAGAATTAGGATCATAGCCCGCTTCGATAGCACAGTCGGTAGCAGTCTTCCTACCTTCATTTGCTACTACTAAGTTAGCGAACTTAATTTGTTTTTCTGTAAGTCTTTTTGGTAAACCCATAACTTGCAATATAAATTATTTTTGGTATATGTTCAAGAGATGGTAACAGGAAAGCTATTAAGGAAAGTCTTAGATAAATTCTTAAAGTCACCCGTAGTGCAAGAGGCCAGAGTGCAGATCTGCATGCCAAATGGCGAGATGTTTGATATCAAGGATATTAAATTAATGGAGAACAAATTACTTGGCGTTCGGGAATCTCATAGATTGGTAGTGACAGTTTATAAATCTAAGTGGAATATGGGTGAAGTCATAAAAAAAATTGATTAGCCAGAGAGCAACGGACTTAGCCTAAAAAATGATTAAAGGTGAGACTAAATTCTGGCATGAAATTAAGACGTTCAACACTAAAAATAATTGCGAATTATCATTTACACGCGTGGAAAATAGTGCTGCACATGGGACTCCTGATCTACTGGGCTACAATACTTCTGGCCACTTTTTTACCGTCGAATTAAAGTTAAAAAAAGCTAAAAAAATTTCTTTTTCTCCACACCAAATCGGCTTTCATTTGACTCATCCGAACAATAGTTTCATCATGCTAAAGGCCCTCGGTCCTTTAGCCATAAAACTTTATGAGGGAAGGTTTATAGAAGAACTAATTAAGGGGAAGGCAGAACCGTGTGCCACGGGTATGCTGTCAAGCTTAAAATTTTTACAAAAAGTTTAGCGTCCTATAATATCCTACACAAAAGTCAACGGACAAAGTGTCGCGGCCCGAGAGAAGAGCTTGTGGGCGGGGCCCGCCCGGGGAGGAAAAAAATGTGGCCTGTGGCCTGTGGCCTGTGGCCTGTGGCCTGTGGCCTGTGGCCTGTGGCCTGTGGACTTCGCTTGTGGACTGTGGTGCGTGCTTGTGGGCGGGACCCACCCAATTTTTTTATTTCTTGTGCTTGAGGGCTGGAGGAATACGTCCAACCCTCTCCCCTAACGTAACACACGGATTTCTCACGGGTATCAAGGGAATTTTTTAGTGTTCACCATAACTAATGTTTTTAATTTTTGGGTTCCAGCATTTACGACAATCTAAACATTGCCCGCCCTGCTGCGGGGCTGGACATGTTGCTTTTTTTGTAACTACTGTTGAAGTGTTGGGCCAGCTTTTAATTGGTCCCTGGTCAACCATTGGTGAAGATATTCTAATAGTTAAATTTTTGGGTGCTCTGTGTAAGTGGTCTTTTATCCAGGCCTCCTTAGTGGGCATCCAATGGCGCCTTGTTGGCGTCTGTTTACATACTTCAAAAATTTTATTTAAATGTTCTAAGTTTTGTACATCGCCTGAGTCGTGCCATCTAAAAACATCGGGCTTTTTATTATTAATCAAAGTCGTCATTGCGTGGACCCATAACTCATTTTTAAGGGCCTTTAATCTTCTGTATTGTGCATCCTGTACGATCTTAAAAACATAGCAGCCCTTTAAAGCGTAGCAATTATTGCAGACGCTGCCCTCTACTTTTTGCAGCTTGCCGCCCGTGTTGCATTCTTTAGCAGGTAGGCCAATTGACCAGCCAGGCATTTTGCCAGGCTTGCTTAGGCCTCCCACTATCTCCCACGCTTCAGAACTGTTCATTTTTTAACTTTTTTTTATGTTCATTAATTTGTTTTTTAAGTTCTCTTAAAAATAAAATTCTTCTTTCAGGAAGAATTTTTTTAAGTTCTTTTTTAAACAATTTATTTAAAATACTATTTGTCAAATCATCATTATCATTGGTGAATGGCTCTAGAACAGATGCTATCCCCTCAATAGAAGTCTTATTAAATTTTTTCATGTATTCCTTTATATAGGATATTATGGCATAAAATACAAGGGCCACGACTCAAAATAAATAAAATTTTTTTCTTGACGTATCCTATAAATTCCTATATAATATTCCGCCGCAGAGAAGAGCGTGTGGGCGGGACCCTCCCTGTGGTTAGTGCTTGTGGGCGGGACCCTCCCTGTGGTTAGTGCTTGTGGGCGGGACCCACCCTAAAAAAATAAGGGCGCTATGTGTAGTCCTCGGTTTCACCAGGTGCCGAGCATTTTTGTTCCTACTCATCCTTCGGTGGTTTTTTAATAACCTACTTGCCGAATACTTTCGCAGGTGCCGACTACACAACTCACGCCTGAGCGCATTGCTCGATCAGAACTCTGATCCCAGATCCATTGTTGGACTAATCGCTAGCTAGAACGCCCACAATGGATCTGGGATCAGTCTCGAGGAATTCTTA